ATGCCGAAAAAACAGACGTTTACAAGCGAATTAGAGCAAATGAAGGTCGGGGAAGCCAAAGAATACCCGGCAGCAAAATGCACCTCTGCACGTTCGATGGCGAGCACGTTGAGTTTCCGATTTAATCGGAAATACACCACAGAGATAGACAAGACGCGCCGTATCGTAATCGTGAAAAGAATTCAGTAACCGATTAAATCATTTCACTATGGATAAGATATTCACAATTACTCAACTGATTATCGCAGCAGTGATATTCCTGTGTGTCATCACCGGCGTTGTAGGTCACATCGTTCTGGGCCACATCACTTCTATTTTCGGCTTCATAGTAAGCTTTGTGTTTATTGCACTGTCATGGGTGCTGATCCGCATCTCATACAAGGAACTGCGCGAAAACCGATAAAGCCATGCTAACCCTCGATTTCTCCGATAAGTCAGTATCCTACGCAACATTCGTCAGCGATGTGGCCGCAGAGGTTGTCCGCCAGCTCAAAGAGCAGCAGGGCGACCCCGAAACGGTCAGCCAGCGCAAGGCATACGTCATGTTCGGGCGCGGCAATGTGGACCGTTGGCGCAGACAAGGGAAAATACATCCTTGCAAGCGTCCGGGAAAGGTTGAATACTTCGTTGCCGAATTGAGGAAAGCACAACGTATCCAACAAGACTATTTTGATTTATAAACCATAAACTAACTGATTATGAACAATCAAGAAACATTAAACCAAGCACACATCATCCAGTCGCTCAAAGCTACGGATGTTATCCGAAACGAATATGTGCGCCAACAGTTCATCAACGTTTACAACGCCATTTGGAAAGAAGGGGGCGAGGGAGCGTATGAACGCGAGGCCATGTACTTCAACAACCAGCTGCGCGACAGTGAAAACCTGCGCAAGTGTACGGGTATGTCCGTTTTCTTTGCCTTCATCGACCTTGCCGTGCGTGGCCTCACGCTGGAGCCGGGCGCACAGGCTTTGTGCTACCTCTTGCCGAGAAGCTATTGCACTGGCAAGAACGCACAGGGGCAGAACCTCTACGAGTCGCGATGCAACCTTACAATCTCCGGCTACGGAGAACTGGTACTTCGTGCCAAGGCAGGGCAGATACAATATGCCGACAACCCTGTGATTGTCTACGAGGGCGATGAGTTCTCGTTCGGCGAGAAAGACGGGCGCAAGTACGTCAACTACTGTTGCCGCATACCCCGTCAGTCCGACCGCATCATCGCTTGTTTCCTGAAGATTACGCGCTGCGACGGCTCGGTGGACTACTCCGTGATGACTGAGGGCGACTGGAAACGCCTGTCCGATTTCTCCGGCAAGGCCAACCGCTATTGGGACAATGAGGCACACAGGTATGTGGACAGGCCAAACCAACTTTACTCCTCGGCAGGCGGGCAGATAGACACGGGCTTCCTGAAAGCCAAGTGCATTAAGCACGCCTTTAAGACTTACCCAAAGATAGCCATAGGCAAGGGTACGCAGCTCGAAAGTGATGTGATTGGCAATGACAACCAGCCCGAAACCGGCTTCGACCCATACGGAGGAATGGCGGACAATGCCGAAAACCCGGTGCCGAAAGCGGAACAGACATTCGCCCCTGCACCCGACCTCTCGGCAGGTGTCACGATAGACCCGGCAGCTGGAGGAAACAATGATGATACGTTCTAAGCCATGCCTCCTAAGCCATGCAAAAGCTGCCCCAAGAGCCACTACGGTATCAACGGGCTGTACTGCGACAAGTTTCACCGATATATTCACTATGCGGACACCGCACCATGCGCTCCGCAACAACAAGAAAGCAATATGAACAACAATGAATTGGCAATCATGCGGCCTGAAAACATGAAAGAGATAATGATACTCGCTTCTCAGTCATACGAACTCAACCGGCTGTCGCGCGACAACTGCGTGAACTTCGGACAAAACATACTCCACACCATACAGCAGCAGGGCATGAATGACGACCTCGACCGTCAGGCGGCAACATTCATCGAAAAGGCACGGCGCACGGTGAAAGCCATGAACGAACGCCGATCGCCTGTCACCAAGCTGTTCGACCAAGTACGCACGGCATTCACCGTCATAGAGAACGAAATAGACCCAGCCAAATCAGGCACAATCGGCTACCAGCTCCAGCAACTGCGCAATCAGTACGCCGCAAAGAAGCGTGCCGAGGAGGAAAAACGGCAGCGCGAAGAAATGGCACGCCGTCAGGCGGAAGAGGCTGCACGCAAGTTCCGCATGGACGTGGAGGATGACTTCCGTCGGAAGTTTCAGGATATGGTAAATGCTACTATCAACCAAATCAATGAACTTGACAACAACCTGACACTCGATAACTATCTCGAAACGCAGCTTTCGCTCCAAAAAATCAAGGCTTCAACCAACGGATGTGTTCCTGCATGGGTAGAAACGCTGCATACCACACTTCGCATACCTATGGGCATTAAGGTGGCCGATGTGGAAAAGGAAATCAAGCAGAAACTCTGCAAGCAGTTCTGCGACCAGTACCTATCCGAAGTGGGCGATACGGTGGACTACACCATAGACCGCCTCCCCTCCAAGAAAGCCAACCTTGAACGCATGGCAAAGGCCAACGCAGAGGAAGCTGCACGCATCAAGGCCGAAATGGAAGCGCGGCAGAAAGCCGAGGCGGAACGGATGGAGAAAGAACGTGCCGCACGCGAGGTCGAGGAAAAGCGCAAGGCCGAAATGGAGCGTGGTGCTGCGGAAATGTCCTCGCTGTTCAACGCTCAGGCTACTATGGCCGGTTACCAGACAAAGACAAAAGTAACCAAGAAAATTAACCTGCTCAATCCCGAAGGCATTATGCCTGTAATCGCCTTATGGTGGAGCAAGGAGGGTTGCACACTTACGGTTGAGGAACTTTCCAAGATGTTCAAGAAGCAAATCACGTTCTGCGAGAAGCTGGCCAACAAGGAGGACATCTTTGTGAATGACGAGAGTGTGGAATATGTGGACGAAGTAAAGGCAAAATAATCATGGCTAATCACAATCCCGATGAATACTATAACCGCACGGAGGTATCGAACTCCGACCTCACGGCCTTGCGTGACATCCTCCATCCGCGCCCACAGTTCGGCGACCGTGAGGCGGCGTTCCGCTTCGGTACGCTGGTGGACGCAATCATCACCGAACCTGCGCGTGTCGATTACTACCGCTACACGGTGGATGATGTGCAATACACCGACGACGAGTTCCTCCACGCAAAGGAGATGCAACGCTCGCTCCGCATGGAGGCACGCCACGACCAGTTTCTTGCCAAGGTGCTGGAATTGGCGGACACGCAACGCTTCATGGTGAACCACGGCCAGGAGTTCACCTACTGCGAATATCCTTTCCACCTCGATACTCGCTGCAAGTGGGATTGGTATCTGACGGCCTTCGCATTCGGTGGCGACCTGAAAACCACCTTCGCCAGTTCGCAACAGGAGTTCGACGAGGCGGTGGATTTCTTCGATTGGGACAGAAGCCGCGCATGGTACATGGACATCGCACACAGCGACCGCGACTTCATCTATGCCATATCGAAGAAGAATTGCAAGGTGTTCAAGAAGTTCATCAACCGTGGCGATGAGACATACAACCGTGGCCGGGAAAAGTACGAGGAACTGGCATTCCAGTGGTGGCTGCTCACTCCGGCGCAAAACAGTAATAACTAATAAATCAGATAAAAATGGACGTAAACAAGAAAATGCGTCTTGTGGTTGAGTTCGACCGGGACGAAGTGGCCGCAACAATGATGTTGTTAGGCGAGAAACTGACAGATGAACGTTGGCAAACGGTAACAGAGGCTCCCATAAATATGGATTTTGACAAGTTTGGCTCTGACGGTATGCAGTTAAAAATAGCTTTAGTGGCTATCGCTTTGGGATTATCCGATATAAAGTAGCCTGTTATGGACATCTATTGCCGCGTAACTCCTTACGGTCTTGTGCCGCTCTACGACAGCGACCACGACTTGAAGCAGCGTCTGCGTATCGGCTCCACCGTCCGTTGTCGCATAAGCCAGCCACGCAACTATGAGTTTCATAAGAAGTTCTTTGCACTCGTCCGCCTGACTTACGACAACCTCCCTCTGCCGCTCGTCGAGCGGTGGCGAATACGCAGCGTGGACGATATGCTGCGCCGCTTCAAGCGCGACCTCGGTTATTTCACGTCGTCTGTCAACGAGCTTGGCGAGCGTGAGATTGAGTACAGCAGCATATCGTTTGCGGCAATGGATGAAGAAGAGTTTGAGCGGTTCTATAACGGCAGCGTAAATCTCGTGCTTGACAAGTACATACGGGGACTTGAACGCGAGGACTTGCTGACCGAAGTTGAACATTTTAAGTGAAGTATTATGAAACCAAAAGTAGGACAATGCTATTACGCGCCTCGTGGACGTGCTTTCCGCATCTATCGCTACGATTATGTGGGAGAAACGACATCATCGGCTTCTCCGCTCCCCGACGAGCCTTTTTACTATAACAGAGAGGAAGCCCGCAAGCGTGTTTACGAACTTAACGGATGGAGGTACAAGCCATGCAAAAAGAACTAAGACACCGCCTGCGTGTTGAGCCTTATCCCTACCAGCGCGAGGGCATTGAATACGGCCTTGACAAGAAACGCCTCATCATTGGCGACGAGCCGGGGCTTGGCAAGACCTTGCAAAGCATCGGCATCGTCGATACGGCCAACGCTTATCCCTGCCTCGTTATCTGCCCATCTTCATTGAAGATAAACTGGCAGCGCGAGTTCGAAAAGTTCACAGACAAGTCAGCATTGGTACTCGACAATTCTGTACGCACCACATGGCCCTACCTACTCAAAATGGGTATGCACCATGTTGCCATTGTGAACTACGAAAGTCTGCGCAAGTATTTCGTGTGGGATATAAAAGGCGGTAAGTCGTTCCGCCTGAAGGATGTGGTGTTCTGTCCGCAGATTAGGATGTTCCGTAGCGTCATCATTGACGAGAGCCACCGTGTGAAAGACCCGTCGGCTCAACAGACAATCTTCACCAAGGGGATTACGACTGGCAAGGAATGGATTATCCTCCTGTCAGGCACGCCAGTTGTCAACCGCCCGGAGGACTTGGTGGCGCAACTCTCCATCATGGGCAGGTTGCAGGAGTTCGGCGGACGCACCAAGTTCATGGCCGACTATTGCACCGACCCCAAGGACAAAAAGGCGGAACCGGCCGTTCCTCTGTCCGTGTTGAGCAACCAGTTGTATGCCAACTGCATGATACGCCGCGAGAAAGCCAAGGTGCTGCCACAGCTGCCCGACAAGACGCGCGTTGACCTCTATGTGGACATCAGCAACGCACCCGAATACAACCTTGCAGCCGCCGACCTTGCCGAATACCTGCGGCAATATACCGAGTGTACCGATTGGGAGATACGCCGCAAAATGCGCATGGAAGCTCTTGTGCGTTTCATGACGTTGCGCCAGCTCGCCACGCTGGGCAAGGTAGCACAGGCGGTGGATTTCATACGCACGTTCCTTGACAGCGGAAAGAAGCTCATTGTCTTTTGCTCGCTCCACGAGGTGGTTGATGCGCTGTGCAAGGCATTTCCGCGTGCCGTTACCGTTACAGGGCGCGACAGTGCGTCCTCCAAACAGGTGGCGGTGGACAGCTTTCAGAACAACCCCGATGTGCAGCTCATCGTCTGCTCCATCAAGGCAGCAGGTGTTGGCCTCACGCTCACTGCTTCGTCCAATGTGGCTTTTGTTGAACTCGCATGGACTTACGCGGACTGCTGCCAGTGTGAGGACCGTGCGCACCGCATCGGGCAAAAGGACAACGTGACGTGCTACTATCTCCTTGGCCGTGGTACGATAGACCAGACCGTCTACTCGCTCATTCACAAGAAGAAATCTATCGCTGCTGAAATCATGAACAGTGACGATGACATCCCTACCGACGAGATGTATTTTGACGAGCTTGTAGCTTCATTCCTTAACTTTTCTGACGGTTAAGCCTATGGAAGTATGCAAGACGGATATTCGCAACATCATCCGCTATTTGGATGACGCGGCCAAGTTATACGACACCCATCGTGGCCAACGCTATGTATGCCGGGCATGGGTGATAAGAAGATTGATTGAAAAGTTAAACCGTAAACTCAAAAAAGATGAAGAAAATGACCAAACAACAACTCATTGAGCAAATCTCGGAGCGTACAGGATTGCGTCGCTCCGAAGCAAAGAAAGCGGTTGAGGGAGCTATGCAAGTCATATCGCAGGCTCTTGCTTCCGGTGAGAATGTTTACCTCCGTGGCTTCGGCACATTCGCTGTCCTCAATGTTGGAGAAAGAAAGGCGCGCATCGTGGCCACTGGTGCCGAGTGCATCGTTCCTGCCCACCGCACGGTGAAATTCAAAGTGAGTGAAGAACTTAAAAACGCATTGAACAAATGAAAAAGTACATCGGAACGAAACAAATCGAAGCCGAACCCATGACAATGGGCGAAGCCTACCGTCGGGGATTGCTTCATGCCGGACGTGTCCCCAACGAAAGTGAGAAGTCAAAAGCCGGTTATTACGTCAAGTACGACAACGGCTATGAAAGCTGGTCCCCTGCCGACGTGTTTGAGAAAGTCTACCGCGTGACAGACACTTTCCTTGACCGTCTGCGCATTGAGCGTGACGACCTTTCCCTTCGATACAACAAGGCGCAGGATTTCTATTACTCTCCCAAGTTTAAGGAACTGCTTTGGCCGGATGAACAACAGGCTTTTGAAACGCAGCTTGACCTGATGCGCAAATACCTTGCAGTTCTTGATGCGAGAATACAATATGCCGAAAACAAACCTAATACTTGCAACGCATGAAACTATTTGAATGTGGCATCCGCTACGAGAAAACATTAGAAAATGGGATGCAGAAGAAAGTGACGGAGCTGTATATCGTAGATGCGCTCTCGTTTACCGAGGCCGAAAGCCGTATCATCGGCGAAATGTCCTGCTTTATCAGCGGTGAGTTTGCCGTTGTGTCCGAAAAAATCACCAACTATTCTGAATTGGTTAGTTCAGACATTTCGTCAGCCGACAAGTGGTACAAGGTAAAGATTAACCTTATCACACTCGACGAGAAAACAATGAATGAGAAAAAAGCACCTCTTTACCTGCTTGTTCAGGCTTCCGATATTGACGACGCACGAAAACGGCTCAACGAACACATGAAAGGTACTATGTCCGATTGGGTTTGTGAAGCCGTGCAGGAAACAAAAATCATGGATGTGTTCCTGTATGCACCTGACGCTCCTCACAAGAAGGCACAGACTTACGAAGATAAGGCTGTTCAGGAAGCAGCCGATGCCGTCGCAAGTTCTCCAAGCTGCCAGCGTGCCGCCAAACGTTTCATCGACAGCATTCCCGACGGACAGAAGGTTACCATCAGTGCCACCGGCTGCAAAGACGTGGTGATAGACAAGACGCACGATCATGAGAAAGTCCAAGATGACGCTTGATGAAATGCTTGCAAAGGCCAACGCCAAAACACCGCGAAAAGCACCCTCAGACGAGGAACACAGGTTACAAGAGGTCTGTGTGAGGTGGTTCAACCTCAAATATCCTCATCTTCGGGGGCGGCTTTTCGCTGTGCCGAACGGCGGACGGCGCGACGCTGTAACAGGCGCGAAGCTCAAGGCCGAGGGCGTGGTGGCCGGGGTGTCCGACCTTATCCTGCTCAAAAGTACGCATCGGTTTGGTGCGTTGCTTATCGAGATGAAAACGCCCAAAGGTAGGCAAAGCGAACATCAGCGTTGGTGGCAGTCGGTTATCTGCGATAAAGATGAATACAAATATGTAGTTTGCCGCTCCCTCGACGATTTCATTCGGGAGGTGCGCTGCTACCTAAATGACAGTAAATGAATATGGCACGTACCGCAAAGCAAGGTTTGGGATATTTTCCTTTCGACATCGACTTTTTTCAGGACTTGCGCATTAGGAAACTAATCAAGTATCAAGGTGGCAAGGCCATTACCGTATATGCTCTCCTGCTATGTCTTATCTACAAGGATGGGTACTACATCAGGTGGGACGAAGAGCTGCCCTTCATAATCTCGGAACAGACCGGGTATGATGAGGCGTATATACGCGAGGTCATCCAGTGCTGCCTGAACATCGGGTTGTTTGCTAAGGAACTGTACAAGGCCGAAGGTGTGTTGACATCGAAAGGAATACAGGTGAGGTATATGAATATCAACCGTCTTTGCAAGCGCGTGGCAACCGTTACGGTCTATAATCTTATCACGGATGACACCGGCACCGATAAACCGTCAACAGGAACCTCACGGAAAGGAACGGCGAAAAAGCGCACAGCCGCCAAAAAGCCGAAAGAACCTCCGTTACCGCCTTATCAGCCTTATACGCTCACGCTTGACGAGGAAATCGAAGCATTGAGGAATGAAACGGCTTGGCTCGACCAGCTTCAGGTGCTTCACCACATGGATGTGGAGGAACTTTGCAAAAGACTTGACGAGTTCAGGTTGCATTGCGCTTCTGATGGGAAAGAAAGGCACGAAAGCCTTTCCGATGCAAAACAGCACTTTAACAACTGGCTGCGTATAGTGGCCGGTAAAAAACAGAATGAAGATGTTACAATTCGGACAGAACAAAGAAATAAACGCAGAGGAAATATTCTCCGCGCTGATGAAGAGAAAACGTATGGTGGAACGTTTTAGGTTTCCGTACACGCAACGGCAGATGTACGACCTCCTGCTGGCTGCTTGCCGGGCGGAAGTGGCTTTGCGCCACCGTGAGTTTGTAGCCTCCGACAGCTACCTGCGCCATATTGCCGATGTCGCGCGGTGGCTCACCGGTACGGACACCACTTTCGGCTTGTTCCTCTGCGGCAACCGTGGTAACGGCAAGACAACACTCGTAAAGGCTATGAAGTCGCTCTACAACTTGCTGCATTCCGATGAGGGATACATCTCGCAAAACGATTGCTGGCCGCTCTTCGGCTTCGAGATTATCACGGCCAAGGAACTGGTGTTGCTGGCCAAGGCGTACAACAACCGCACACGTGACAATATGTCCGATGTAGGCCGTTACAAGCGGCTGCGCGATGTGGAGGTGCTGTGCATAGACGACCTCGGCACCGAGCCGCGCGAAAGCCTCAATTATGGCGATTACGTCAATGCCGCAATGGACATGATTTCCTACCGCTACGAGGAACAGTTCTGCACAATGGCCACAAGCAACCTTGCCGCCGACGAGATACGGGAGTATTATGACGAGCGTTTTGCCGACCGCTTCCGCGAAATGATGCAAATAGTGGACTTCGGAAACGAGCCGTCGTTTAGGACTATTAAAGGATGAAGTGCCACTACATCTACACCGAGGACGGCTTAAAGGTTCTCATACCGGGTTGTTGGTCTGTTGTCATGTCGGGCGACATCAGGGACTGTACCTGCCGCGATGAAACCTTTGCTGCGTTTGAAAGTGAACGCTACAACAAGACGGTGAAAGCTCTACGTAAACAGGTTAAAGACCTCGAACAAGAGAACATTCAGCAAAACCGCATTATCAAGAACTTACTAAAGAAATTAAGAAAGAAACAATGAAAGTAGTCAAGATTAACAAGAAAGAATACGAGGTGATAAATGCTGTCGAAAATCCGTTTACTAAATTCGGCAAGTTCCGTGCAACAAGAGAACGTCATGGATTGAAAGTTCAAAGATGTTGTTTCAACTGTGGGCATAAGTTCAAGGATGATGAAGATATTTATCTTGCCATGTTCAAAGGAACGCTCAATCACTTTCTTTGTAAAAGCTGCAATGATAAGGCTTTGGCAGATTTGAAGAAAGGAGGCAGACATGAATAGTAGGATTATCAAGTTCCGTGGCAGACGTGTAGACAATGGCGAATGGGCGTATGGTGATCTCGTCATTGACGACAGCGGTAATTGCGAAATCATCGACTACAAAAGCAACCGCGAAATCAGGCACGTTGTTGACGGCTCTACGATAGGACAATTTACAGGGCTTAAAGATGCACAGGGACAGGAAATCTACGAGGGCGACATCATAAGGTCAGACAGTAAGGTAGGAAGACCGGGCGATATGCCCATCCGCCATTTTATACGATACAATGATGAGCGTGCATCCTTTACAGCTGTACTCATTGACAGATTTATATTCACTGATTTGCAAACCGAATGTGCCGTTCCTCAAAAGTGGATAAGCAAATTTGGTAAGCGTGTTGCCGGGAACATTTACAGCAATTATATAACGAATAAAAAGAACGATAATGGATGACAACCTTATAATCAAAGAACTTCGCAATGAAGTTGAACTCCTGCAACACCAAATTGAGGGCTACCATAAACAGAACAAGGAACTGATACAGTTACTATTGAAATTTTACGACAATGACAAAAGAACAAATTGAAAAAGCAGCGTTACACAATGCCGTGGGTCGTTTCGATGAAGACGATGAAATACTGGACGTTTCCATTACGTCTTTTGCTGATGGTGTGAAGTGGGGCGTAAATGCTCCATGGAAGAATAACCTAAGCGAGTGTCAGACCTGCAAGCGATTGCTTGTCGAGTTTACAAATAACAACATCGCTCTGTACGATGATGTGCGTGAACTTAAAGGTATTGAGGACTTAGTATCTCGTTGGGCATATCTTGAGGACATCGTACCGAAAGGGCTGATGCAATGAAAAACTTAGTCTTTGATGTAATGCTGAAAGGTCGTTTTGTTTGTACGTTGAGCTATCAGTATTGTCCGTTGTTCCCGGTAAGCGATAAGGAATTGCACGACTTCGTGATAAGCAAACGACCTACATTGAAAAATAAACCATTTAACATCGTATTTTGATTATGGATAAAGAATTGATTGAAAATGCGGCTAATAGTTATGCAGGAATAGCAAGACCGTCATTCGTAAATGGAGAGTTCGACCGCAACGCAATAGCCGATGCTTTTGAGTATGGCGCACAGTGGCTCATTAACAATGTGTGGCGTGAAATTTCACCTAATGGTGAAGAATTGAAAAGAAATGTCCACGTAATTGCAAGGATTAAAAGAGGTTTCTGCATAGGCAGATTTGATGTCGTCGGTTATTTCCATGAATATATTGGATTTATAACACAGTCAGGCATTGAATTTCCACTTTCAGATATTTTGGAATACGCTTATCTCGATGACATAACGCCGAAAAGAAAAGGAGGCTCATTATGATGTACTTCTTGGCTTTTGCCCTCGCTGTTGGCATTGTCTGCATACTTCTCGTGGCCGGCGGAAACAGGTTTGATGATGATTATGATGATGAGGAGGAATAATTATGGACCACGAAGCATTTTATAAACTCGTTGTCGCATTGCGCAACAAGCAGAAAGAGTATTTCCGCACACGTAGCCAATCGGCATTGCGTGAGAGCAAGGCTCTCGAAAAGCGTGTGGACGATGAAATTAACCGTGTAGAGCGGATATTAAAAAGCAGGAACGAACCTAACCTATTCGGAAATGAAAACACCTGAACAGATAACTGATTGGCTCAAAGGACAAAGGTTGTACGATAAGTTCGTACAAAACTATAACCGTGGTGTGCGTCATCGCATGACGCTTGCTACTTTCCTCAAAAAGACACCTGCCGAAAACGTGATTTCCTGTGCGTTCGTGTGGCATGACACAAAGGAAGGAAACAGATACTGGTTTAACATCAACAACAACTTCTTAAAATGGCTCAACAATGAAAAAGATAATGTTCAACGATAAATACGGCCTTACAAAGACTGTGATTGAGGGAAGAAAGACGCAGACAAGACGGATTGTGCCTAATAGATTTATAAGGTGAGCAGAAAAGATGTATGGGGCGAAAATCCTTATGTGTTTGTCTACGATTTTGAACTTGTAAAATAATAGAATAAAAATGAAAGCAAAATTCAAAGTAGGTGATAAAGTGCTTTATCGTATTTGTGGAATTACGGTAAAAGGAACAATAGAAAAATTGTATTGCGATGGTCGCATTATAAAAGTCTATCCGTGGTTTTTCGGTCGTAGATACAAAATCAGAAATTGCAAAGGTGATATACATATCGTTTTTGAAAATGCAATAATACACTAAAATTATATACAAAAATCCGATGAAAATATACATCAGCCTACCAATTACCGGCCACGACATTGAAGAAGTTGAGGCCAGTTGCATATACGCCTCCGGCGTAATCCAAGCCAAAGGCCATACGCCTGTGTCGCCTCTTGACGTCTCACCCAACTCTGACGCAACCTATGCCGAACACATGGGCAACGACATAGAAGCATTGCTCTGTTGTGATGCGGTCTTGTTCCTTGACGGCTGGCGCACATCGAAAGGTTGCCGCCTCGAAAACGCCGCTGCCGAAATCTACGACAAGCAGGTGTTCTATTCACTGGACCGCATTCCGAATACAGACATTACACCTCCCGACGACTGCCCTTATCATGTCAAGGACTTCAAGGAATGCAAGTATCAATGCGAAACAATTATAGGCAAGAATAAGCGCAAGATAAACTGCACTTGCGATTATTATACCAAGAATATGCTTATCGAAATCGACAACTTAAAAATAAAGTAACCATGCAGACAACAGTATTAAAGGAAATCATCGCCTTTCTCTTCGGACGGAAGTATTATGCCAACATCGTAGGTACGAAAGGCACGGACAAAATGGAGATTTGTTCATACATTTTCTCCACGAAAGAAGAAGCCGACGGACATCGGGACATATTGATGACAACAATGTCGTTCCGATACATTGAAACAATCTCTTTCCGTTCACGGAAAGATTACTCGCGATGTGGGTTAAAACATAAACCGTCAGTTATGGCATAAACGGCTATTTTCGCGTATGATATTTACAAAACTCATAAACAAATGGCGTTCGCTTCGCTACTACGTAATAGCCGACCCGTCCGACAACTCCGTAACGCTTTCAAGGCATTTGTTCTACCACATGAAGAAATGCGCCGAAAGCAGCGGAGTGGACGGTGCATCGGTGTTCGTGTTCCGAATACCGCAGGGCGGCACGTTTGGTTTCATGCTAAGTCCTGAAATCAGCGAGCCTACCCAGCTTTGCCAAATTCAGTACAACGGCAAGTACCGCTGCATCGGATTTGAAACGCTGTGTCCCTCAGTCGGGCGCATCTTTTTTGAATATGGCTTGCCTGCGCTCCGTCCTGTCAAACTGTCCGTTTCTGTTCGGCAGACACCGCAGGGCAAGACCTACTACCAGTTTGATTTACCGACCCATAAAACCATTCGCCTATGCAGAGCATACTCGGAAACACGCGCAAAACGGACATAACCTTTCGCTCTGACGGACGCATTGACATTTCGGCGCACGTGTCTAAGGTGCTTGCCCTGCAACGTGGGGATGTGATAGATTTGCTGGATGGCGACGGTGAACTTTACATGTATGTCAAGTTCCATGCACCTACAGTCGGGCGGCATGAGGCAACTTGTTTTCCAACGCATCCCAACAGTCGCCACTTCAGGGCATGGTCTCAAAAGCTGTGCCGGTATGTCATCAGGGCAAGCGGCTCTCGTCTTGGCAAGGTGGAACTTGGCGTAGGCTCGCCCACATCACTGCCTGCCATTGGCATGGTATTACCGATAATTTACAGACATATACTGAACGATGATACAAGAGATAAAATATAACGGATTTACCGCCAATCCGTCTGACTATGAGTCTGCGGACGGCGAACTTGCAACGGCTATCGGGCTGGTGCCGGAGGACGGGGCGTTAAAGCCTGTGCTTCCGCCTAAGAAAGTTTTGTACCTTGACGAGAATGAAAAAGTTAAATTTGTTCACAAAGTATCTGCCTTTACCCATTACATAATCTATAACAGCAGCAATGGCGCAATAAAATCATTGGATAAAGCCACCAACGTTTCGAGCTCAATAGGCACATTGTCAAATGTCTCACATTTCAATGCTGTTGGAAACACTCTTTTGGCTTTTTCAAATGATGGCATTAATTACTTCTTGTGGAAAAATGGGGCATATACTTTACTTGGGAATCATATCCCGGATATTGAAATTTCTTTCGGCCTTGTCGGGCATCCTCGCTTGTTCAGTTTGTCTGATGAAAGTAAATCCACATTCACGATTACATTTAATGGCATAGGTAAAGATGACTTGTTTAACGAGTTTTCCGAGGACAATAAAACGAGGATAACCGAACAAGTAATGGCAAAGGTAAATAAGTTCATTGCACAAGAAACTACAAACAAGGGGCGGTTTTGCTTCCCGTTTTTTGTGCGTTATGCACTAAGGCTTTACGACGGTTCTCTGGTCTATCATTCCGCGCCTGTCCTTATGAACCCTACAACCATTAATAGCCCTGTAGTATTTTGGAAACGTGCATACGGTGAAGGAAGTTACCAAAATGCTGAATTGGACATTATGCTTGTCTCTTCAACATTGGACTATCGTCTTATACACAATAGTGATTATTACAATATTGAAGACTGGACAGACATTGTGAAAAGTATTGATGTGTTCATTTCAAAACCAATCTATACTTTTGACCAAGAGGGAAAATGTGAGTCTTTTAATGACACTGACAATTATGATACAAAATTCATAGGACGTTTATATTCTGAAAATCGTCCTCATACAGACAGTACTTCAGGTGGAAAATTTGATGTCATTGATACTCCGGAAGAGGACAAATTGCTTGGTGAATTTACATCTACCGATTTTCTTGATGAGTATATGGAATGGAAGTATTCTAATATTTACGCAATGTATTTTTCTGTTGACAGAACTTATCCAAATACAACATTGCATCTTCCTGAATTTTCAGAAGGTAAGAGGGTGGAAAGCATAGAGAATGTTTCTACGTTCTACAAACTTTGTTCATTGGATTTGAGTGATGCGATGGCTGACAGCAATAGAAAAGACATTGTAATTGATGACGATTATCTTCAATCATTGGTAACCCGTGAGGTTATGACGGATGATTACCTTTCACACGATTATCTTTATGCCGATTACTCGTTTGCCTATAATAGCAGGTTAAATCTCGCAGGGATAAAGCGTAAGCCGTTCTGTGGATTCCTTGCGCAGTCAATGTTGGCTTATGTAACGTGTTGTACGTTTAATTGGAAATTTGACGACAATAACGTTTTAACAATTACACCGACAACAATGGCATTTGACAGTTGGGAAGTTGAAGTCCTAATTAAGGAAAATGGAGAAGATTATGAAGTAAGGAGTTCAACTACATATTACGACTCTTGTAATATCGGCCTGTTTTTATCTGAAGAAATGTATGACGACCCTGAGAATCCTGATCCAGACCATACACATCCTGTGCCGAAATCATGGGCTACATATTTCTTTTACCCCAATGTTAATGCTTATAAGATGTTGATTTACAACTACAACTCTGTATGTTATGTCTTGGATTTAAAGCCGCATGATTTTCTTAATGGTGCTTATGCACATTTAGATTATGAACTTATACGAGAGAAAAATTTTACATCTTTACCTTATGCTCCTGGTGCAAATATTCTTATTGATGTGCCTAACAAAATCTATACTTCAGAGGTCAACAATCCGTTCTACTTTCCCGTGTTGGGTATCAATACCATTGGCACCGGCACCATTCTTGGCATTTGCTCGGCTGCAAAGGCTCTCTCGCAGGGACAGTTCGGCCAGTTCCCTCTGTATGCTTTCTCCACCGATGGGGTTTGGGCGTTGGAGGTGTCCGATACCGGCACATATTCCGCCAAGCAGCCTATCACGCGCGATGTCTGCATCAACCCTGAAAGCATAACGCAGATTGACAGTGCAGTGCTTTTCGCTACCGACCGGGGCATAATGCTCATCAGCGGCTCGGAAGCGGTCTGTCTGTCCGACAGCATCAACAGCCGCGATTTGTTTGCCATATCCGATTTGCCGAAAGCAGACAAACTCGTCAGTCTGTTCAACGAGCGTGCCGGTGAGGACGAGCAAATCACGCTCGAAAATTCATCGCTTCTGCCGTTCCGCGACTTCCTCACGGCTTGCAAGATGATATACGACTATACCAACCAGCGTATCATCGTCTACAATCCGTCCGTCAGTTATGCCTACGTCTATTCATTGAAATCAAAGTTGTGGGGCATGACACACAGCAACATTGCCGATAACGTCAATTCATACCCTGACGCATTGGCAATGCTGAACGATAATGCGCTGGCCAATTTCTCGCTATCTGACGCTACCGGCATAACGGCTCTTGTCGTTACGCGCCCTTTCAAACTCGGTTATCCTGATGTGTTGAAAACAATAGATACCGTCATCCAGCGCGGATATTTTCAGGCCGGGCACGTGGCGCAAATCCTATACGGCTCGCGCGACCTGTTCAACTGGCACATCGTCTGGAGCAGCACGGACAAGTATCTGCGTGGCTTCCGTGGCTCGCCGTACAAATACTTCCGCCTTGCGCTCATCTGTCAGCTCGACAAGGCGGAGTGCATCGACGGCTGCACGGTTCAGTTCACGCCGCGCCTTACCAATAAGCCAAGATAAGATATTGGTTGTTAGTTAGTTTTAAGGTTTAAGATTGTATGATGGAAAAGAGCCGGGATGCGTGATGCACCTCGGCTCTTGCTTATTCGTCAGAACGGCTTTAACTTCCGCCTTACTTTCCCTGTCCTCGAAACGAGCGATGACTTTATCTTGTTACGCAAGGTGGTAAACTTCTTTTCCCAATTCGCCTCGCCCTCCGGGTTGGTGATGCTCATCCAGTCGGCCAGCACCCTGCACACAAGGTATTCGTGTATCAGGTGCTCCAGCATACGAAGCGTCGTCAGGGAAAATCCTTCAGGCAGCGTCAGCTTGATTTCGTACACTTCCGGCTCTGTCAGCACATCGTCCAGCGCTTCCTGTTCGTCGGGTATTTCTTCTTTAGTGTAGGGATAGAGCATTTCCACGCATTCGGCGTGTGCCATGTTCAGCACCCTTGTTACTCGGTCCACATTGCCGTCTTGCCCGATGTCGAACACTTGGTGCCGTCGGCACTCGTCACCTTCGGGCAGGATGTCGGCCTCCACGAATGAGTAGTTACTCGCGTCGTAGATAAGCTCGGCTCGCTTGAAGGTCAAGGTCGCGTCCTTATGTTTTGGCTCTTTTCCACAGCAGTACAGCATAATTCTTCACTCTTAATTCTTCACTTAGTTGTATGTGGGTCTTGTCGGGCGGCTTCTCTTGTACAAAGCGCGTTTCACCGTTTCAAGGCTTGCCGTGGAGTGGCTCAGGTAGTCTTGTGCGTCTGCTTTGTTGGTGATGGTGAACCACTCATACAACGCCATGTCTACCAAGTAGGCGTGTATGCCGTTGCCCAAGCTGTCCGCCGAGGCGTTGTTGTAGTTCGAGGGCAGCTTGAATGCCAGTACCAGCTGGCCGTCATCGTCAATCTCTTTAGGAATGATGTTGTCCGATGTGCTTTTATTCTCGTCCAAGTATTCCCCAAGCAGGCTTTTCAGGCTTGAAAAGGCGTTGGCAAGGCTGCGACGCAACTGGTAGCTGCTCTCCAAGTCTTCCGAGGCTTGCATATTCGAGCTGGCCTCGTAGTTCTTTGTACCCTCAAATTCTCGTGCCTGTCCGGTCAGGTAGGCTTTGTTCATGATGTCAAACATCAGTTCTTTCACTTCCTGCGTAACGGTGAGTGTCTTTTTGTTTTCAGCCATAGTCGTATCTTTTTTAGTTCTTAATTCTTCATTCTTAACTCTAAACTCAATTGTATGTCGGGCGTTTCGGCTTCTTCTTGAAGAATGCCTTACGCATGATGTCTTCCACGTTCGCAGCCGCTCCTGCCGCATAGTCCGTTGCCTCTTGTTTGTTGGCCAGCGTGTACCATTTGGCCGTGATGTTCATCACGAAGAAGCTGAACAGGCTGCGCTCCATACTCTCCAACAGGCTCTCGTCGAACGAGGCCGACAGTTCCAGCGTCAGTGTGTAATTGCCGTCCTCTTCCTGTTCGTCCGAGAGAAACTTTTTCAGACTTCCGGCAATGGCGTTCTTGCTCTCGTTCCAAAACCGTTCCAGCATGGTCTTGTCCTCCTCGGTGGTGAAAATGCGGTTGTATGCCGCCTCGTCATCCATCTTTGCACCCGTGTATGAAGTGGTCTTGGCCACTTCGTTGTACACGTTTTCTTTGTTTACGCTCAATGTTTGTTCCATATCGTTTCCTCCTATATAAGTTTGCGGATGAACGCCACGATTGCTTTTCGGTATTTCCATGCCAAGCCGATAATAAGAAGTGCGGCCAACACGCGGAAGCCGTATATTTCAGCCTGCTGCCACCACGTCAGTTCTTTCTCTACATATTTGGTTTCTACAATGGTGTTCGTGCCGGTCTTGTGTGTGGTGCTGTCTTTCCTCTCTACCTGTTTGTCATACTCAAACGGCATTTCCTGCGGCTTGGTTTCCAGCGTGTGGTGCAGCATACCGTCAGGCGTTACCCATGCGTCAGACGTGGCAAAGTCGTTTTCCAAGCTGCTTTTGAGGGTATCGGGAATGATACTTTTTGCCGTCTGTCGGGGTATCTCGATGTAGGCGGTGTCTTTCACGTACACCGTTTCCGTCCTTACTTCGGTGCGCACGCTGTCACGATACTGTTGCGTAACTGGTATGTGACTATTTGTCCTGCATCCTGTGAGGAAAAAGCCGGAAAACAATATGAGGATTATCTGTTTCATTTCTTCAGATATTTAGTCCAACAATAAGGCTCTCTACTGGAAAGGTACTGCAAATCGTCGTCGTTGGCGTAGGCTTCCTGCTCGAAAGAGATGTTACGGTAGGCGTTTCCGCTCCCGAACAGACGTACAATCCATTCCACCACATACCACAGATAGAAAAACACGTAGAGCATTTCTTTCATCTGTGCCGTATGGATGGCTTCATGGTTCAAGTCCTTGTCCGTCAGTACAGCTCCTTTCCGGGCGAATACAATGCCGAAAAGATTGATGGCTTTATACCCCTTGAATGGGATAAGGTTGTTATACACTACTTTCATAGCTCTTTGTATTCTTCTTTAGCGTCAAAGCATGGACATTCCTTTATTCTTTCCCATGGGTCAACAATGCCGTTGCCGTTCGTGTCCGGGCTGATGTCACGGTGTCCCATAATCTCGGCTTTTGGGTAGCGGCCTTTCAGTTCTTTCAACAGCTTTAACAGGCTTTCTTTCTGCTCCGGCGTGCGGTTGTCCACTGCTTTTCCGTTAGTGGCTATGCCGCCCATGTAGGCCACGTTTATGGAGGTAGAGTTATACCCCTTTACACCGTTGCTCACAAACTGTTCACCCAATAGCTGGGTAATGGTTCCGTCTGCCTGTATCACATAGTGATAGCCCGGATTTTTCCAGCCTTTTCGTTTGAACTCTGCCTGCAAGTCGGCAATCTTCTGATGTTGGTTTCCTGCCGTGCAATGCACGAATATGCGTTTAATGCTTCTCATCTTCTTTGCATTTATCATTGTTGTTAAATCCTTCTTCCAATGCCTCACCTAAATCTTCGTTTTTGCGTTTGGCAAAGGCCACTACAAAGGCACGCAGAAAGCCTTTCACCGATTTTTCTTCTATCTTTATGCCGTGCAGGTAGAAGAAATGTCCGCAAAACGACTTCGCTTCACAAGCTATTGCTACGGCTGTGGCTACCACTCCGCCCATGATGTGGTCCACTCCTAACGGTTTGAGTATTGCCCAACCGAAGAACATACCCAGCGTTACCCACATGAAGTAATCAATGAGCTTGTTCACAGTCCTGCGCATGGCACGCGAGGTGCGCCATTTGTACTGTGCCATGACGATTTTGTCGCCTTTCTCTTTGGCTTTCTTGTATCGCTTGCTGCTCTCGGCCCAGCCGTAGCGGAAGTCGGCCAGCACACATACGGTGATGGCAAGCAACATCCAGCGTGCATCAATCATCACGCTTATCATTTCACTACCGAATACGGCTATGCCTACCGCTCGTGTGCCTGTTTCCATTACAGAGTCATTGTCAAACAACATGGTCTTACTCCTCATCTATTGTACCCTCAAAATAATATCCGCGCTTGTTTCGGATAATAGTTTCAAAAGGTAGGTTTGACTTGTCTATCTGTTTAAGCACTTCACACAAGAACTGGTAACCGCCGCCTACAAACCGTTTTCTGCCCTCAAAGCGTATTTGCATCTTCAGGTAGTCGGTGTTCGGCTTCTTCTCGCTGGGCCGCACTTGGAAGTCCAACACTTCAATCGGCCGGTCAACAATGGCCTCTATCTTTATGTTGTCGCCCTCGAACGGACGTTCAATCTTTCTTTTCAACAGTTCTGATAATTCCATGTCATTGTCTCTTTTTACGATTTTGTTTACTAAGTTTTTCGAATCGCAATGTTGCAGGATACCCATATAGCTTGGTATGCTCTTTGGCTTGTGCCTTCTCCGTGCAAAGGCTTGCTTGATGCGTTTTCTTACCATCGTGCTGTCATGACGGAACACATAACCGGCAAAGTCCAGCCCTCTTTCCGTCAGGTTGTACCCCAAAGGGAATATCTGACGTTTAGAGTTAAGTTCCAAGTGCAACACATACCAAAGGAAATTTTGTATTCTCCACATCCATTCGTGCAGTGTCGCCTTGTCCTCGCAGAGTATCACTATGTCATCCATATAGCGGAAGTAGTGTCTTGCTTTAAGCACTTCTTTCACAAACCTGTCCAATGGTGCCAAGTAGATGTTTATCCACAGTTGCGAGAGGAAATTGCCTATCGGAAGTCCTTTGCCGTTATGGTTGATGTCATCCATAAGGCGTAACATCGACGGGTCGGCACAATATCTTCTGTATCGCTCGGCAAGTATGGCGTTGTCAACGCTTGGATAACATTTCTTTACGTCTATCTTCAGTACATACACTTTCCTATGCTTATAGCTGCGTATGGCACTTCTTACCTTGCGGTTCAGGTTGAATCTTCGTTTCTTGCAGTTTATTCCTCTGTCTTTCAGGCAGGCGTATGTGTCCGCCGTAAGGCTTTTGTCCCATCTCGGACGCATTACTATGCTTATGCCGTGTTGTACGCATCTGTCCGGGTAGAACGGCAACTTGAATATCTCCCTTTCCTTGCCGTATTCTGTCTTTATCTTGTCCACCTTGTAAGGCGATGGAGTGAATTTACCGCTTGCAAGCATGTCCGATAGCTTTTTGGCGTATATGTCCACTCGCTTCACCTTCCTTCTTACCTTGCGGTATTTCATCTTGCCTTTCGAGGCGTTCAAGATGGCATCCCTCAAAAGTGATTCGTCACATATCTTACTCCAAACATTCTTCAATCTTTTCATTGATAGCTACTTTGTGCATTACTATTTTTACCAAAGTGCCCGTGTGAGCCTTTTTCGCTAACTTCCAACAACCATACAAACGGTTGTTTACTAATAAGCGGACAACCTCGTCTGTGGATGTTAATTGATAACCTTCCCGTTGTCTTGTCTGTCGTTTTTCACCATGCTGGTGGGGTCTCTGTGAATGTACTCTTTCTGTTTTTTTGCTTTCACACGTAAGCTGGAACCGATGTTCGTGTTCGCATTCGAGGGCGAATTGTTGCAATTCGCGTAACGGAGGGCGGCATTACTCTCGTTCGCATTGCCGCCAAAGTGAGTACCACGATTACACAGACAACCGTTGCCGGAGTAAGAGAGGGAAGTCCTGAATGGTCATCCCGTTTCAGGACTTCCCGACAACTCTACTTTTTATTCATAACCTGCCTCCTTGGCCGCTTCGGTGATTTCTTTCACGAAAGATTTGTATTTCTCCACTTCCGCGTCATCGCTTTTGGCCAAGTTGCGCATGATGCGCTTCAACGCATCTTCGCTGTATTCTGCGGCGATGGCCGCGTCAACAATGTTTTCAACCGTCAGCGGCTGCTTCACTTTCGGCACAAGGTCGGCCCGGTAGCCTTTTCGCATGGCACCGTCGCTGCCTACGGTCACTTCCTCATTAATGTTCAGAGGAACTATTCTTTTTTCTCCCCATTCTAAAGGCTGGGGCTTCTCTGCAAAATAAATTTGTCTTTCCATATTCTCTAATTTTAATTTTGAAATCGTTGTCCTCCCTACAGCCACGCCCGGCTTTCGGTTTAGGCTTGGGTTGCGTTTTCGGTTTAAGACCTCTCCGCCGGAGCGGAGAGGTAGGTTTTCGGTTTTCGTCTTGGGTTTCGCCGTTCGTCAGTCGGAAAGCTCCACACGGAAGCCGGAACCGAAGTACGTGTACGCAGACGAGGGCGAATAGTAGCAAATCGCGTAACGGAGGGCGGCATTACTCTCGCGCGCACCGCCGCCAAAGCGAGCACCACGACGGGAGTACGTACCTGCTGTGGGGTGTTTCTGCGCCCAGAAGAATGCACTCTCGTAGGTGCTGAGTGCGCCTCCGCCGGTCTTTACCAATGGAGTGGATATGTCGCCGTCCTTATGGGTCTCTTTTGCCCAATATCCGGCATCTACGGTGATGGTAGGCAATTCTCCGAGATAGTTGTATTTTTTCTCGAATTCAAACTGTCCTTCTTCCGTCTTGTCTGTAACATCGCTGTCTTTTACCAATGCTTCCACGCTGGGCGAGCGGTAAATCTTGTGATGGGTCAGACCACCTTCGTCAAGGTAACGCAGGAGTTCATAACCACTGTACCATTGTGAGCAGTTTCCCCACAGGCGTGTTCTGCCGCGCCATACGGGAACACGCAATACAGCATCCACGCTGAGCAGTTCAGGAGCGCCGCCGGATGTGAGCGAAGCGTTCACCTTGAATGAGAACGTCTTTGTCCAAATACCTGTCATTACGCCGTCAGACAAGCCTTGTACCGGTTCGCCGTCCGAGTTGTTCACGGCTTCAAGCGTGTCACCGTTTGATACGGCCAATTGTGCCTCGAACATCTTGAGCAGCGGGCATGAGCCGTTGAGGATTGCCCACATGGTAGTGCCTGTTGTTGAACTGTTGAGGTAGAGGTTCGTGCCAAGTCCTACATACTTATATGTAGCACCGTTGTCGGTAGTGATACGGAAGCCGCTCACTTTTCCCCAAGTTTCTTTCGTGGGTATGGAGACGGTTGACATGCCGTGACCGAGTATGCCGTTGAGCTGTTTCGTCCTGAACTCGATGAACATGAATGCTTGTGTCAATTCGACATCCTGATTACAGATGTTCATATACGGAAGGTTGCTGTTCGGGTCGGTGTTTTTTGCTCTTGCATATTGCTCGAACGCAAAACGGCTTAACTCTGTTTTTGGGTAGCCGCCGGCTTCTGCCGTGCCATATCCTGCGCTGCTGTGGTTCGTTCCGTTTCCTGCTCCGTGGGTTCCGTCCACGTCATCATTGCGAATTGAACGCACTACACCGTTCAGCAATGTAACGTAGTCGGGAGTTTCACCGTAGGCAAGATACTCTTTTGCTTCGTCCCCGTCATAGGTGAAAGGCTGGTCTGACACGATGTAACGCTCGTAGGTCGGGTTTGTTCCGCCTATGATGGCGTACACGTTCTTGGTGTGTGCTTGGATTACATCCGTGTCATCGCTGCCGTCAATGACAGAAGCATCGCCGCTGTCCATTTTGTTCCAGTTCACTTGGTTGAGCGTACTCTTAATGGCTGCGTCCTTGCCGACGGTTACAATTTTCATTTGGTTATGGAAACGCATTTCCTTCAATAGCGTTTCATCGCCAATCATTTTGTGGTAGCCGTTGTCGCCGCCGCCGTTGCTCGCTCCGCGCGTGAACTCGATACCGTAATAATGTTCGAGCTTGCGCAATCCCTCTGCGTCTGTGACTGCCGAAGGAAGTTGAATTTTCAATCCTTTTGCCATAATCTTGTTTTTTTGGACGTTGATAAATCGATTAGTCATTCTCTCTTGTTATTCCTTGTTTGTTGATGCCGATGTGTAACCAAGTAATGTGTCCATGTACTTGATACGCTGCTCAAGCCAATTCTGCACCCTGTAAACGCTGTCGTAATGACCGAGTTCATAAGGATAGATTGTGTAGAAGCCGCTCAACGGTGGTATTCCTTGGCATGGGGAGATACATTTGAAGCCGTAGAACGTTGTTTTTCCGTAATAACATACTTCATTTTCGGCATAGCTCTTGGCCTCATCGTATGTGACATCTTCCCAATGCGTACCATCGTCTGTTTCGGGGTCGTTGCCGATATTCCCCGACATAAGGCTTTTATATACTTTACTGCCTTTTTTACACGTTCCGTTTTTTGAATAGGTCGTTCCTTCAGCCCATGTGGATGATACATAGCTGGTGCTTCGCGTCCAGTTATCACTGTTTATCAGGCTTGGACGGTTGCAGGGGGATTCCGGCCAACGCTCGTATTCCGATTCAAAGTTGTCGTAGCCTATGCGCAAGCACCAGTCCATTATGATTTCGGCAATATGGGCTGCATCGAATATCCCCTTTGTACGCAGTTCCGCATAGCGGGATTTCAGTTCGGGCATGAAATACTTGATTATCCACCCCGATGGTATGCTCGTTGAATTTCCCAACCATCCGCTGCCGGGGCTGTTTACAAAGTTTCCTACGTGGTATGCTCCGAAAATGCCGTCGTGGTCGTATGGATTGGCTGTCCACAACTCACCGTCCCATGTGGTCCATTGCCAGTTTTTGTTGTAACCGTCACCGTCGCTTACAAGGTTGGTTTCAAGGATATAGTCAACCATGAATGAAGGCATGAAGTATTTCCCGATGAGTGTCCTCATTTCCTCATTGGCTGTGGCAAGGTATTCTTCCATTGCTGAAATGAGGTCGTGAGCCTTGACAATTTTAAGGTATGGGTATTCGTCAGTCGGAGAAGCAAGGGAGATTTCCTTGCCTGTCGGATAAACATTTCCCGTATTGCCGTTGAAGTTAAGCGTATAGCCGTCAAGTCCTGCTTGTGCCAACAATGTATTCCACACGCTTTCATTGACAAGTGCGCTGTCTTCCCATACCTTTGCGGTATAATTAGGAACGCCGATTTCCGGGTATTTCTGGGCAAAGGCTGCTACGCCGTTAGCCGTATTTAGGCGTTCGGTGTAGTAGTTCATCAGTTTGCTGTCGTTGGTACCGGTTTCGTCCTTTGTCAGATATACCAGCCATTCGTCTTTACCGATGAATGCCACGCTGCGCAGTACGTTCAATCCGGTGGATGACGTATGCGTATTATTTGTTGTGATCGTGTTATAGTCGCTTTGGATGGTTGATACTTCCTTTGCGCTTTCTGCTGCTTTCAGTTCGGCTATGCGTCCGCTTAATGCAACAATGTAACCTTTCACCTCTGCCGTCTTTTCGTCAACTTCGCTGTCGCCGGTTATTTCGCTCGGATGGTCGCCGTCATAATCTTCGCCTTCTGCCGTGATGAGGTTTTTGGGGTTTCGAACCTCGAATGAAGTCCAATTGATGTTGCCTCCCCAAATGGTGTCTGCGCCGAGAGTTCCGTCCAAATGTACGTGCTTGGCCTTTTTCTTGCTTTGCCACATGTTGTCGCGGTCTTTCTTCATCTGCCATGAATAGATGCCGTAGAACTCTCCGTTTTGATATACAATCACAGGAAATGGCATCGGGAAGCATTTTGCACCAGTGTCGAAATTCTTGTCCAAGTCGTCAATGCTGTCAACACCCTGTTCGCTGGTGCCGTAGTCGCCTGTGAAAGCGGCCTTGTAAGGACGGTTGTCTTTGATATTGCGCGTTTTTACCATTTCTTCATACAACAGGTAGCTACATGCGCCTACGCCTCTGAATGTATCGGTGTAATAGGCTTTCAGGTGGAAACTGTCTTGGGCTACCCAGTCACCGAACTTCATCTTGAACTTCTCATCGTCATTGAGCATATCTTCACGAGTGACGTAAAAGTCCATGGCAAGGTTCTTTTTCGTGAATCCCATGCTGGAATTGCCTTGTGCTGACAAAAGCACCCATTTCTTGAAATAGTTGCCCTGCATATCCCAAAATTCCACTTGGCAAGGAATATCACAAGTGACACCGGGAGTGCCAAGTCCGCTTTTCGCTGTCGGCATCCTGTCAGACAGGATGTTGAACTTCGCACAGCGTGGAAGCGGAACCTGCATATATGAGGCGTCGCTCCAATCGCCTGTTCCTCCTGTGAAATTTGCAATCGATTTTTCCAAATCGCTTAACTTACGGTTCAATTTGCGGTTTTCCGCTTTTTGCTCTTCGGGTATGCCTTTAGGCATATAGGATGTACCGTCCCATTTTACAGCAAATACGATAAGGCCGTCCTTGTCAAGTATCTTATAAATGAATTCTTGGTCTTGCTCGTCCGTTTCCATACCGTTTGCCGACAATTTCTTCAACTGTTTTAGTATGTCTGAAGGAAGTTCGAATTTCGATGTGACGAAACTTCCGTCACGTTTAATGCCGAACAAAAGGTTGTCCGCACTGTCCATCACGCAGAATATGTATTCGCTGCCCTCATACTGCTCAATCGAACATACACCGCTGAGTTTGTTGATTACACTGCCTCCCTTGCGGTCTATGGCAAAAAGCAAGTTACCATCGGAGTCCGTTATTGCGAATATGTAGTTGTCATCTTCTACAATTTGCAATCCGGATAATTCCTCAAGGCGTTTCCGGGCTTCTTCTGATATGCCCCTTGGCTGGAATACTGAACCGTCTTTTCGTATGCCCCAAAGTAGGTTGCCAAGGTTATCCGCAATGGCATAAAGAAAGTCATCGCTCTCAACGAACTTGAAATTTTCCGTGAAAATACCTGTGGCGGCTTTTGCCGCTTCAGTTTGCTCTGTTGCCTGTTCCGCTGCTTCTTTTGCGGCTTGAGCCTGCAATCCTGCTTCGGTTCCGTTGGTTTCGGCAAGTGTGGCGGCGGCTTCGGCACGCTCCGCAATTTCTTCTACGCCTGTTGCGTCGGCGATGAATCCCCATTTGTCAGGTTCAAATTCGTCACCGCTCGTATGGTCAACTTTGGCGTAAAGCAAGGAGCGTCCGTAGTTGACGGCATCATCGGCGCGGTACTTTTCGTTTGGCTTCCAATCTCCACGTTTGCGGAAGCCGATTGTTCCTAATGATTTGCTCATCTTGATTACTGTTATTGGTGATACTTAAATTAAAAACAACATGCCGTCTTCTACATGGAAGATTGGCCCTGAATAGGATGACGGGTATTCTACCATCAATCGCATTTCTTCGTGGTCTATCCATATTTCGGGCAAAACGGTCATACTGCCATGATAAACAAGCAGGTTGGCATCGCACATGAATGCATATTCTTCTCCGGCTGATAAGGCTCTTCCGTTTATGAAAGCTCCTTCAATGCGCCCTTTTTTGCCTTGTATGACATAGAGAGTGTCGGGAGTATAAGGCTCTTTTGTATATTCCTCAAAGGTCAATACGCGCACGATTCCTTTCGGCATTACGATTGAACCGTCATACCTTACGGCGAACAATACATTTCCAAACTTGTCAGTCAAAGCGAACAGATAGTTGTCATCGTGCATGATTTGATAGCCCTTAAGTTCTTCAAATCTTGCCTGAACCTCGCCCGGTACTCCCTTGTCGAAAACAACCTTGCCGTCATGGGCTATGCCAAACAGCAAACGGTCGTAAGGGTCGGTGATGGCGAATATGAAGTTCTCATCTTCCATGAGCGTGTAACCGGAAAGTTCTTGAAGCCGTTCCTTCATCTTTTTTATGACGGATTCGGCCTCACTCATGCGCTCCATTGTCCGTTTCAGGTCGCGGTTGAGCCGCTCCAGTATGGGCTTTACCTCTCCTGGTACGCCTTTGTCATATATTATCTCGCCTTTGCAGTTTATTCCGAACAGCACATTCCCGTTAGCGTCGGTAATGGCAAACACAAGGTTTTCGTTGTGCATGGTCCGTATTCCCCTCAATTCGTCAAGCCTGACACGTACCTCATCGCTCATACCCTTGTTGTAAACCACTTCTCCGTCGTTACGGATACCGAAAAGCAAATTATCTTCAAAATCAACAATGGCAAAAATATATTCCATTGAGAGAAATTCGCTTATTGGTGAAGCTTTTCGCCAGCGTCCTGTATCCTCCCATTCTTCATTTTTACTGTTATACTCATACCAGCAATTGGTTTCTGTGCAGTATTTAGTGAATCCGTCAGGTATGCTGGTCTCAACGGTCGCTTTGAGTTCTGCAAGTGTGGCGCATGACTGACGCAAGTCCAAGAACTTCTTTCCCGAATACTTGAAAGTGTCTATAAGTTGTATTCCGGCCATAGCTTATTTGTATATTTGGGTAACGCCTGACGAGGTTACCGGGGTTGTCAATAAATAGCAGTTGTAGCTTACTCCGCCTACGTTCACCGTCAACAGGGTATAACTGTCTATCACTTCATAGCCGTTTCCGTCTTTCACGCTCGTCAACTTCCCGAACGATGCCGGATAACAGTAGGCTATCTTTCCGTTCGAAGTGCTTATGCCCGTATGGGTGGATACCCGTGAGGTCTGCAAGGATTTGCTTAATGCCCTGACGGTTGTTTCCGTGGGTGTCCAGTCCGCGCCTACGCTGCCGAAATAAGACGGATATACCACGCTCACCTGTTTTGATGCGCTTTCGGTCATTCCTTCGTAGGTCGCTTTCAGTGTGTAGGTAAGTGTCTTGGGGGTGCTTTCATTGATGGTAACATCCTTTGCCGTCGAAAACACTTCTTCACCGTTCAGCGTCATTTCGCTCTCGTCCGCAACATCGCCTCCTCTTCGTGTCACGTTCCATGCAAGTTCTATTTTGGTACTTATGCCTACTTCGGCAATGGTCGGGGTGGCATTGAGCGATACAGTCAGTGGCCACACGGCTTGTTCAAGTTCGGTGATGTCTTCGGAGTGTTTCTTGTCGGCTTCGGTTCTTGCCTTAATCTCGTTGTTCAATGCCTCGTTCAGCTTGGTGATGTTTGTTCCTGCATTGTTTAACGCCTGTTTGTCCGCCGCACTCATCATACCGGCCTTCTCCGCAGTGACAATGGGAACGGTCACGTTGTACGGCGTTTCCGTCCCGTCAGGTTTGCGCAATTTGTAAGTCAGTGTCACTGTTGTTGCCGTTGAACTGAACGCAACGCTTCCGGGTACTAACAGCCCGTTACCGATAAGTTCCTGTATGTCTTTAACATCATCGTCAAGATTGGCTACATCTTCCTCCAGCTGGTCAAGATACAAATTCACTTCGCCGCCTTGCTCGCCTGTCGCTACCCATTTGCCACCGTCTGAACGATAAACATTTGCCGGTAATGTATTACCGACAAGTGCATACCATCCCGGCATGGGTTTCGGGTAGGCTTCATTCAAGGTTTCTTCCGATGCATACAATCCTTTGCACGGGCCTTTGATATTCTTTGCGTCCAACCAACCTTTGATGACTACATTATGGCCGAACACGGAGTTGCCATGCACATTCAGGTGTCCGCCAGCGGTGATGTCGCGGCTTGTCGAAAGGTTGCCTTGTATGTTCTCGTTGTATATGCTGCTCATAACTCTTAATCTAACAGTGATTTACTAAGTTCTACCATCGTGGTTGACAGCTGGTCGCCTATGCTTGCCAATGCCAGTGCTGCGGCACGATATACGGCAGCACGGTAGCATTTCTCGCTCACGTCTATGCCTCCGTCAATGTCTATTTTTGGCAGAGGTACATACACGGCTTGGTCAACGGTGGCCGTGTCGTCTTTGCAGGAAAAGAATTCAAGCACCTGCCCCTCGGCTCTGTTCACGATGGCTACAACAGGCTTTTCGGGATTGCCGCAAATGCCTTTCCACTTTGAGAACTGCCGGGTATAGATTGGGTCGTCTTGCGTAATGGCTTCCGATATGCTGTGCCTCCAGTCGCTCATCTTGAATACGACAAGCCGCATGAAGTCGTCGGGCAGCAATATCCATCCTTTGCCGTCCTCTCCCCACGTCACGGCTTCCCCGAACTGGTGTCCTTGTTCCAGCAGGTGCAGGGGGGCTTCCATTTCCACCATGCGTACAGCGTCCGTCAGTTTGGCATAGATGATGTCATCGAGACTTACCGTGTCCAAATCATCATCTGCCAGCAACGGGGTGCTGTTGTGGTTCATGTCTATCGCCACGCGCACGGCTTTTGCCATATCTTCTGCCTGTACTATCATTCTTCCAATCCCTCAAATTCAATGTTGTGCGCCTTGGCCGCTTCAATGATTGACTTGGTCGAGCGCAATGAAGTGCGGCTGATACCGAATGTGTTGGCAAGGAAGTCCTTTGCTGCTCCGAGGTCGCTCACGCTTACTTTGCGCATCTCGTCCTTTGCTGTTTCCGTCTTGGCCTCCGTGTCTTCTTTGCCTGTCTTGGCCTCCGTGTCATCTTCTACGTTTTCCAGCTTAAATAGCTTACCATATTTGTAATGGTGTTCGAGAGCATACTGTATGTCGGCGTTGTCAGTGATGAACACGCTGCTTCCGTTCGACTGTACGGTGAAGGCAATGTGCATGCTTTTCTTGCTTTTCAGCACGACATTGATACTTATGGCCGTTCTTGATTTATATAACTTCTTCATATTCTCTTAGGTTGAAAATTTGTTCAGGGAGGATTAACCGAACCTCCCTGAACATGGTATCATGGTTGTTTATGCGCCTACACCAGAAGCCGGTGCCTGTGCCAGCCTCATGCGTGCGTGTGCCTTGGCATAGCGCAGGTAGAGGCAGCTTACCTCTTGGATGACTACCGCGTCAGTGCGGCGGATACCGGCTTTCTGCAAGTCAAGCACGTTGCGTGCCCAGCTTACGTGGGTCTTTTTCGACAGGTATTCCGGATCCATGGCAAAGCCGCAGTCGCTCATGCCGTTCATGTCGAACAGCTCGTGATGGATGGTCAGCACCTCGCCGAAGTCGGTATCCCAGCTCTTGAACTTCAAGTTCCATACTTCCACCGTGTCTTTCAGGCGGAACTTCTCGCTCTTGATTTTCGAGAAAGCGGAGAGCATCTCAGAGCCGCAGAACAAAATCTTGCGCTTGTTGCCGATACCCGTACCGACAAACAGGTCTTTAGTGATGTCAACGAGGTTGTCATCCGAAATGACGGCGCACTGCTTGTCCGCATCCCATTCGCCAACTTCGATGTCCTTCCCGGCCATCCACCACAGACCGCCGGTAAACCATGTAATCATGCCGTCCTTGGTCACGTGCTTGATGGCATTCTTCACGCCGAACAGATAGGTGTTCTCCATGGCAAGGCGCATGTCGTATATGCCGTCCTCTTCGATGTCCGAGAAGCTCCAGTTCACTTCTTTCTTGGCAATCTTGTCGAATGTGGACTGCTCAATCTGTATCATGAAGTTCTGGCAATACTGCGTTTCGGGCATGGGGATGTTGTTGAAGCGGCCGGTCTGCACGTCAAGCTCGCCGCACGCCTTGCCCATGCGCACAAGCACGGTGTTTTTCGGGATTTGCGGAACCCAAATCGGCTGTTTGCTCGACGAGTCCATCGCGCCGTTTACGGCATACACGGTGGGCATATTGGTGGTTGCGTCTTTTCCGCACACGCACAATACGAGGTCGGGAGTATTGGGGTCGTCCTTTTCGTATGCCTGACCCGTGTCGGGGTTTGTCACGCCTTTAACACCTACTACGCGGATAGTGTCGTCCAGCGTGAACATATTGGTGTCGCTTACAGGGAGTTTCGTGCTTGCACCGCTCGACATGGCGGTAACCGCATCCGTGGTCATGCACTTTATCTCCCTTGTGCCTACACTGTAATACTTCACCTCGAAACTGTCGCAGCTGCTTGACTTCGCATAGCGGCTGATTTGGTCTATGGGCGAGGCCATGGGGCGGATTTTGACAATGCGCTTGTCCACGTCCGCCATGTAAAAGTTCGGGTCGCCGTCCGCACGTCCTTGCGTCTCGGTGGCGATACCCGCCGTAGGGTCGCTGCCTCCGTCGCCGTCTGCGCCTGCGTTCACCTTACCTGCATCGGGCAAGTCCGAGGCTGCCGCCATCGTCACGCCGCTCGATGCGCCAATCACAACAGCCAACAGCGTCAGCATGATGTGATACAGAAAACTTGTACTTTTCTTTAACGTCTTCATCTTTCTGTGTTTTTAATTGTGAATTATGAATTGTGAATTATGGATTATTTTGCCGGTCTGCGTTTCTCTCCTCCGCGCTCCCAAATGGTCTGACCGCCGTCATCATAGCGGTTTAGTACGCCGAGGTCGGGCATTTGTCTTGCTCCGCCCTGTCCGCCGTTCTTTCCGTCAAGGTTGGCTGTACCGTCACCGCGCTGGCCACGACGCAGCTTTTCCTCAATGCGTGTGTTGCGTCCTCTCACTTCTCCCTCACGCGCTGCCGTGGCCACATCGTCGTCATGGTTGATGGCACGCAAGGCCATTTCTATGCTTTCGGGGGTGAACTTGCCTACAATGCCGTCTTTCATGATGCCGACAAGAAAACTCATCGCCTTGTCTATGTCGTCATCGCTGTAGCCGTCTTTCTGTTGCATCTGTTCGAGCGTCTCAAGGGTTTTGGTGATGTTCTTCTGATACTGCTCGTCAAACTCCTTCTCCTTGGCCAGTCGGTCGGCATATTCCTTGCTGGCTGCGGCAAGCTCTTCCTGCTTGGCCGGGTCTTTCAATTCCTCCACGAAGTCATCTCCGAACATTTCCACCAACGCCACGGCAGGGTTCTTGCCTTTCCGCCATTGGGTAAGGAATGCGGCACTACGGGGGTCGCTGGTAAACAGGTCGGAAAACGCTTTCTCGCGTTCTTTGTAACCGGCTATCTCCTTGTCGTAACCGTCGTAATCTTCATTGACTTGCCCCCATAACGCTTCATCGTCGGCAAATTCGCGGTCGGGATATTTGGACTTCATACGCTCGGCGTATCGTTCCCGGTTGCTCTTAACTGTTGATTTATCAGGCATATTCTTGATTTTTAATTGTTTTGCTCTTTGTCGCATTGCAAATTTAAGGGAACAAACAAATCCAAACGGTATAACTTTTTACGCACCAATGGTTAACTTTGAAATATAGAAGAAACTTTTTATGAAGCACCACGGAGCGGTTATGGAGTACGCGGAGGAACGGATGCAAGACCTCATGCGGGCGTATGACGAATACATTTCATCATGCGACTATATCCGTATGCCCGATGTATATGCCGCTATCGTGAACATGGAGGCACGCCGCTTTTGGGTAAGCGACATAAGGGCTACCAAAGTAATATACGCCATGCTCCGTGGAGTAACCATCAAGGGTATGCGTCCTTTGAAGCGTGAGATGTTCGAGGAAATCCTACGGCGCGTGCTTGCCATGCGCAAGGCACGTCCTGAACTTACCGTTCGGGCGTGTTGCAGCATTGTGGTGGCCGGTCCCGCTCCCAAATTCTATCTCACGCCGGGGAGCGCAAAGATTATGGTCTGTAAAGCGCGTAAGAAATGGGTACAGGAAAAGTTGAAAAGGTTGCGGCTATTGTGATTGCGTTGCTCGTGACGGTCTTGTCATTCTTGCAGGTTGCCGACTGGCATTCGGTCGGCATATACTCGCATTGCCATTTGTCTGCACGACTGGCGTATCCGTTTTTTCATGCAAACCTGTTTCATGCCTTGCTCAATGCGTGGTGTCTGCTATCAATGGTTTTTATCTATAAGGTATCGCTGCTGCGTATGCTTTTTGCCTACACGGTGGCCGTTACCATGCCTGTTGACACGCTCGGCGCGTTCCTGCCTTTCAATAATCCCACAGTAGGACTTTCAGGCGTGGTCTATGTGCTGTTCGGAACAATCTCGTTCGAGGTGGCTCGCAAGCGGTATTTCCAGTGCTGGATGCTGTTCTACATTGCCGTGGGCTTTTTCTTCCCGAACACCAACGCATGGCTGCACCTGTATTGTTATCTCTTCGGTTTCATCGCCGCGTTGTTGAACAAACCCATAAATCGTAAGACATGACAAGGGAGGAAGCAATACAGGCTATAATAAAGGAAAACGAGAGGCGTAACGCGGAGATTTATGCCAAGTTTGACCCTGTAAGTGGCGAAGGTTCGGTAGGCGAAAGGAAGAGAGTTGTCATCGACGATTTTCCTATTTCTGTGCAGTGGCTTCCGGTGAAAATGCTGCGTGTGCCGCTCGTCAGGCAGATTGTAGAGTGCGGCTCTGTACGTGCTTTCCTGACGGACAACCTGAATGTGGAGTACACGGAGGAAGACCGACTGAAAGTCATTGAGCAGTTTGTCCGCATCCGTTGCCGTTACGACTTTGCTTTTTGGGCGGCTGTGCTTGTGTACATCAAGCGTAAGGGCGGTGGTGAGGATATTCTTTTCCGTCTGTCACGTCCGCAAAGGCGGTTTGTTGAAAGGCTTGAAAGGTTGCGCAAGGCCGGAAAGCCTATCCGCATAGTGCTGTTAAAGGCACGCCAATGGGGTGGCTCTACCGTATCACAGCTTTACATGGCTTGGTTGCAGCTCGTCCATAAGGTTGGCCTGAACTCGCTCATCATCGCGCATCAGGGTGCTGGCTCGGACGAAATCAAGGATATGTTCGACCGTATGATCAAGGCTTACCCTGTCGAAATGCTGCACAAGTTGGGCGAGGCTTACGACGCGAACGAGCCTAAGCTTGTGGGCGTGGGAAAGTCAGGCAGCATTTACCGAGTGCCGCAACGCAACTGTAAAATCAAAATCGGCACGGCGGAACGCCCCGACAGTTGCCGAGGCGGTGACTACAACCTTGTGCATCTGTCCGAGGTGGGCTTGTGGAAAGCTACAGAGGGCAAGAAGCCGGAGGACATCGTGCGCTCCGCTTGTTCGGGCGTGCTTTACCGCCCTTACACGATGATTGTCTATGAGAGTACGGCCAACGGTACGGGCAATTTCTTCCAACGTGAGTATGACATGGCCAGCAAAGGCAAGTCACAGTTTGAGGCAATGTTCGTTTCTTGGTTTGACATTGAGATTTATTCCACGCCTGTTGATGACATCTTGTCTTTTGCTGCAAGCCTTTACGACAACCGAAACAACGATAATGTGGCTTCTTCGCGCGAAGAAAGCGGAAAATATCTTTGGTGGCTGTGGGAGAAAGGGGCTACGCTCGAAGCCATACACTGGTACATACTGGAACGTGCCAAGTATAACGAACACGCTTCCATGGCTTCCGAATACCCCTCCGACGACGTGGAGGCGTTTGTGCATTCCGGCACAATGGTATTTGACAAGTACAAGGTGGAGGCATTCAAGAAATACTGCAAAGAGCCGCGTTTCGTGGGGGATGTGTATGCCGATGCTGACGAGGGCAAGAACGCGCTCAAGAACCTGCGCTTCGTTGAGGACAGGCAGGGTGTGTTGTGGATATGGGAGAAGCCGGAGATAGACGAGGACGAGAAAGTAACCGACCGCTATCTGACGGTTGTCGATGTGGGCGGACGTTCATCAAAGGCCGACTGGTCTGTCATAGTAGTGTTCGACCGCCTTTTCATGGCTGAAGGGGGCAGACCGGCTGTCGTGGCGCAGTGGTACGGGCATTGCGACATAGACTTGCTGGCGTGGAAAGCGGCGCAGATTGCGGCGTTCTACGACAACTCCCTGCTCGTCATCGAAAGCAATACACTCGAAACGCACGACAAGGAACGTGATGTGGATGGGGACCAGTCGCAGTTCATCCTTAATCAGATTAAGGGTGTCTATCCCAACCTCTATGCACGGAAACAGTCGGAAGAGGACATTCTGCAAGGCCTGCCCACCAAATACGGCTTCCATACCAATGTGGTCACAAAGCCGATGGTCATATCCACGCTGGTAAAGGTCATCCGTGAAAATTTGTATGTGGAGCGAGACGCGCGTTGTCTGGACGAATACCTTACTTACGAGAAGAAGCCTAACGGCGCATACGGCGCGATTATCGGCAAGCACGACGACCTGCTTATGACACGTGCCATAGGGCTGCATATCTGTTTCTACGAAATGGAACTGCCCAAATTCGTGAAACGCACGAAACGTATGTTGGTGAAGAAGAAAAATGCTGTTTCAGCAGCGACAATATAAACTAAAAACGGATTTGTTATGAACGTATTTCAGAAATTGAAGGCAAGCCTCCGGTTGCGTGAGGCGGTAAAGAAAGCCGAGGACGCACACTGTCAGACGGGTGAGCGTTATTATGTAATGCCTCTTTCGGGGAGCAAGGGTAAACTTATCATCATGGATAGGTTCAACTTCCGCAAGCTCAAACAGAAAGGGTATATCTCCTATGATGCACACGTGCGCGACCTCGAAAAGGAGTGTTTCTACTTCACGCCCTATCGTAACGGAACGTGCGGCATTGTACCTGAAGTGGAGAACTTGAAACGGCAGCAGTATTACAGCTGGTATGCCGGGTGCATCAGAAACCATAAAAAGAAGAAACACC